TTACCCGAATGACCCTACCCTGCCTTGAACAGATCAAGTCACAGCTGATTGACTGATATGGCTGAGACGTCCACGTCCTTCAACTCCTGTCTCTTCCTGGGTCGTCATGCCATGAAAGCAGAGTGGCGACCAGGCTTCAACCTGGTTGGAGGAAAGCCTGTCGTCAAGCTGTTCGCGGTCTGCTCTCGCTGCAAGGTCGCAGATGAGACCGGGAATCAGCTCGCCAAGCCAGTGTATGAACAGATCGCGAAGTCCCCAGAAGGTCTTGCGCTGAAGGCTGCGTTCGAGAACACCATCCCTATACCAATCCCCATACCAATAGATGCCCGACGTGCGCGACCTCGCAACGCCTGAGGAAAACCCATGACAGTTCGAGAAGTTCTCAAACGACTGCGAGCGCTGTAATGGCTGACAGCTTCCCGATGATCGTTCGATGCGTTGATGCCATGTGGAGAAACATGACACCCGACATGGCGGCAAGCTACCGTAGATCCATAGCTGATCACATTACCAACATCCTGCTTCGTGAGATCGGTCAGAATGCTACGCTGGAAAGCAGGAGGGTCGAATCTAATGCAGAAACCAGGAAGAAGAAAGGGATCGGGCAACCCGAACTGGACCAAGGGAATGGGGAAGCTCGGCGGTCGAGTGAAGGGGACCCCGAACAAGTCGACCCAACGTATTCGGGAGATCGCTCGAGGGTTCCTGGAGGATGTGCAAGTCAGCAAGAACAGATTAACGCGCTTGCGCAATGGCACTGAGCATCCCCAGGTTGTGACCCTGCTGCATCACTACGCCTACGGCAAGCCTCCAGACAAGCTCATCATCGAACCGGGTGGGTCAGGCGTGACCAGCATTCCCCTACCGATCCTGGCGAAGCTGCTGACCGACCAGGAGATCGAGGTCCTGGCGGGTATTGCCAGAAAGACCAAGGCCGTCATGGCGGGTGCGGTCATCAAAGAGCTGCCAGACGGAACGCAGGTTCTTGATGGCGTGGCGAGCTGACTGCGCATGCGGGGGTCAGTCCTTCGAGGCGACCTTGCCATTCAGTAAGGAAGCCGCAACTCAATATGGTCTCTGGATGGCAAGTCACAAGGGGCAGAACTGCTCGAGGACAACGCCAGCTGAAGCAGCCCTGGTCCGGTCGACCATAGAAGACCTCGACGACATGGTCAATCGTTCAGGGAAGTCGAGGTCAGTCAACATCTATCAGCAAGGTAGCAACACCTGGAAGTGCGGATGCGGTTACCAACTGCACCAGAACCTCCCGCATGGGTGGATATGTATGGGGTGCGCGTGCTCGGTCGGCAACGAGAAGCTTAGGCTACCGCACGAAGCAGCGCTGGACCAGGCACTTGCTGACCGTCTTGAGCGATACTTACATCATGGGACCTGACCAGGAATTTCTCAGTGCCATGGACGCCATGGGCGCCGAAATCTGTACCATCTGCGGGTGTAACCCAGGCACAGCATGCGGCAAGTGTCGGAACGGAAACTGCGAACGCTGCAATGCCAAGCGCACCGAGCAGTATTACACCCAGCAGAAGCTCGAGAAGGTCTTGCTCTCTCTGGCGGAGACATTGGCGCCGAAGAGTTCACTCGCCTGGCTTGCGCAAATTCTCAGGGAGGCTGATCTAATTGGGCAAACGAAGACCGCGGACACTGAGCCTGCCTTCGTCGAATCACCTACACCGAGACGCGCTAGGAGCCGAGCTGATGCGTGACCGTCTGGTCGAGTTACGCAATCTCATCAATAACTTTGACTTCATTTACTATTCCATGCCCAGCCAGATCACAATTTCCGATGCTGAGTATGACCAGCTCTGCGCTGAGCTGCGCGACCTGGAGAGAGAAACCCAGTGTCTGAAGGGTTGACCCCCGCTGTTATCGAGCGCCTCCGGGAATTCATTCGGGAAGGCGGATCACTGACCTGGCGTTCGCAGATCAAGCAAATGACAGAATACGGCGTGCCGATGGACTATATCGTGACTGGTATGGACTATATCGTGACTGGTTCAGAAGAAGTTACTCTGACCACGACAGCAGATAAGCTCGCGCGCCTGCTCGGTATCGAGACAGCGTTGCTTGAACAGGTCATCATTGAAGTCGATGTCAAGCGCGCCCGACCAAGGAGCGACGCATGAACGGCGGTGACCACAACGAACACAAGTGGGTCATCCTCGCACAGTCAGACCAGGTCATCGTACGATATAGACTTCATGACCGTGAACACGTCTTGCTTCAGGTCGTACCGATCGCCGTCGCTGGTATGGTGGCAGGTATCCTCCTGGACAAGGAGCAGCTCAACCTCATGACTATGTCGCTGCAATTGGAGGAGAAGCCATGACTCTCTGGTTCCTCGTCTTCTTCGGCTTCGTTGAAGCCTGGGAGTGGTACCGTGACCAGCATTGATCTAAGGACCCTGTCTTCCAGCGACACGACCAGTATTGAGATGTTCGGATCTTGGGAAGGCGAGCACTACATTGTCGGTGCCAAGCTTGGGAAGCTTCGATGTATGGTTCGGTTCACACCTCAGAAGCTAGACCCGCTTGAGTTCCCTGACGTCCACTGGGAAGCGCAGGAGGCGCGCATTCGGTCTGCCTTCGTGAAACCGGAGAAGTATCTCAACAAAGGTTGGGTGCGTGCAGTGTGAAGACCATCGCTATCGGTGCCGCCGTGAAGCTCTGCGAGTGGCCGGATGGATGCTCTAAATCCGTCATGAAGTGGCTGATCACGAAGGTCCTGATGGTACGGACCTGCGAAGACCATAGCGATCGATACAAAGAATGGGAGGCGCATGCGACCGCTAGCACCCGAGCACGTAATGCTGCGAAGTCTCAAGCCCGATCCCGACGAGCGCATTGAGCTTTGTCCTCGTTGTCGGTCTGGCTTGCTGTATCGACCCCAGGTCGGAGTTGTCCAGTGCGCGATGCATGGCTGTGCTGACAAGCCGGACGACAAGGGAATCATCTATGTTCGGGAAGACGTCGCTGAGCGCGAGCGTCTGGAGATAGCGCAGAAGCTTGCTGAGGCGGTGAAGGAAGCTTATCGTCTCAACGAACTGATCAATACCAGGTGTATTGATCCATGGCAACGCGGCGCGGGCCGGCGTTCAGCCGGGTCTCCAAAACCCAGCACGCGAGGTTCGACTCCTCGGCGCCGCGCCATTACTGACAAAGATGAGAAGTGGTTGTCATGACCAGCGACCTACGAGTTTGAGGTGAAGCCATGACCACTCCACTCCAGCGGGGATATGCCGACACCAACGACGTCAACTTCGTTCGCAAGCTGTCACAGGCCATGCAACAGACGGGAGGTGACTACGCCAAGGCCATCGAGCTGGTCAAGGGGAGCGGAATCGTCGCGACCGTTAGCAAGGACAAGGCGCAGGAGATCAAGCAGTTCCTTGATGTCATCAGCAAAGACTTCGAGACGCTGGTCTCGCGTGTCGACAATCTTGAGAAGGAGTTTGCGGAAACCACGCGCAAGATGGATGAGCTGATCGGTTCTTTCAATGCGCTGCGTCTGAAACTACTACCAATCGAGTTGCTCGGGGGAGCATAGCTATGATCTGTCCCAAGTGCGGGGATGTCATCATGCAAGCGATTGCCTACGACGAAGATAACAACCGAAGTACCGGCTCACGCACGGCTTGCCTCGGGTGCGAAACCGCAGCGGAGATCCATGAGTGCCAAATCTGCAAGGGACCATGCCAGGGGCATTGACCCGCGTCTATGTGACCGTCGGCAACGTTGCGCTCAACAAGGCGCAAGGCTACGATCGTCCAGTATTCTGCGTCGACAAGCGACCCCACGGTGGGGAGACGCACGACGCCAGGTCTGTTGAGATCTTCGGACCGTCGCGTCTGGTCTACGACTCTCGTAAGCCCTTCGGATATTCGGCATGGCTGGAAACCGAAGCAGAGGTTTCGTGGACGCAGTAACGTATCAGTTCGCTGTTTTCTCCCTCCATCGCGCACTTGTGCTGTCCCTCCTGACTGAAGACCATGGCAAGACTATCTACGAGCTTGCCAAGGATACGCGCTTGCCCAATCGCCGACTTCGTCGGATGCTGGGAGAGCTACATCGGACGGGTCAAGTGCGACGAGTCTGAGAGCGTAACACAGCCGGTCTATGGTTCAGGGGGAGGTCGACGAATGGCGCGTCGTCAAACCGTTAGCCTTGAGGAAATGCCTCTCGAGCTGGTCGACGAGGAGCAGACAGACACACTCAAGGCGACCAAACACCTTCGCGAATACGTGGCGCAGGCTTGGCAGGTCGTTGAGCCCAACGCGCTATTCACCCCTGGCTGGCACATTGATGCTATCTGCGAGCACCTCGTAGCCATCACGCGCCGGCAGATCCGCGACCTCATCATCAGCGTTCCTCCGCGTCATGGCAAGTCTCGTACAGCCTCAGTCATGTGGCCGACCTGGAGTTGGATCGAGAAGCCGGGTCTGAAGTGGTTGACGTCGTCCTATGCACAGTCGCTCTCGACCAGAGACAGCGTCGACAGCCGCCACCTCATCCAGTCGCCGTGGTACCAAGCTCGATGGGGTCAGTGCTTCCAGCTCATTGGAGACCAGAACGAGAAGACACGGTACGAGAACGACAATGCGGGCTATCGTCTGGCGACGTCGGTTGAGGGCTCCAACACCGGTGAGGGTGGAGATGTCATCGTTTGCGACGATCCGCACAACGTCCTCGAGGCGCATTCGGAGGTCACACGGAAAGCGACCTGCAAGTGGTGGGACGAGGTCATGTCAACACGGCGCAACGATCCGAAGAAGTCGGCACGGGTCATCATCATGCAGCGAGTTCATGAACAGGACCTTGCCGGACACCTCGAAGCCAAGGACGCAGGCTATGAGACACTAGTCTTGCCGACGGAATACTCTGCTTCACGAATAGTCTTACCCTCCCGCATTGGTTGGCGTGACCCTCGAAGCCTCGAGGGCGAGCTGCTATGGCCAGACAGGTTCGGCCCCGAGCAGGTTGCCCAAGCAAGAATCGACCTGGGTTCTTACGGTTTCGCAGCGCAGCATCAGCAGACTCCGGCACCGGCCGAGGGAGGTATCCTGAAGAGGGGTTGGTGGAAATACTTCCGGGAACTACCAGACCTGTCGCGTGCTGATGACATTATTCTCAGTTTGGACTGTGCCTTCAAGGGGTTGGCTGACTCGGACTATGTCGCGATGGGAGGGTGGGCTCGGTTCGGTGCGAGCTGCTACCTGTTCGATCAGATCCGCGAGCGTCTCGACTTCCCCGCGACTATCCAGGCCATCAGGTCCTTCGTTGCCAGATGGCCGATGATCCGGGAGAAGCTGGTCGAGGACAAAGCCAACGGTCCAGCGGTCGTCTCTTCACTGGAGCATGAGATCCCCGGTTTGATTGCTGTGAATCCTGAAGGCGGGAAGATCGCGCGTGCCTATGCTGTCTCTCACATGGTCGAAGCCGGCAACGTCTTCCTGCCTGATCCAGCGATTGCGCCATGGGTGGAGAATTTCATTCGGGAGTGCGCGTCGTTCCCGTCTGGTTATGACGACCAAGTTGACCAGTGCACCCAGGCGTTGCGGCGTCTCCACGATCAAATGTCTAGGCCCCCGAGCGAGGGTCATGTCGTGGGTCTTGTCCAGCGGTCTGCCAGGCATCAGCAGCCTCATCTTCTCAGCAGCAAGATACTTCGCGACCCCAGGGTAGACCACGAACCACCTCGTCGCTTCGATTGATATACCAATGCATGAAAGGAGGAAAACCATGACGACCACGGGAGGCGGGCTGACAATCCCCGCATGGATGCGGTCCGGTGTCGATTGTCTATTTCGATTCACGAAGCGGGACGCCTGGAAGTATTGCGCGCTGGACTCGGTCGGTGACGGTTTGGCTGTCGTCCGGTCCGAGGAAGGGACGGAGAGCGTTCGCTTCTACCATATCGAGTGGGTCAATCTCAAACCCTTCGAATGCGTCTGTGAGATGACACCTGACGGATATCCGGTGTCGGAACTTCTGCTGCACAGCGATCGCTGTCCCAAGCAGCGCAAGCAAGCGCTCGACAACGAGCGCCAGAACAAGGTCACATATGTGGTCAAGGATATTTGCGATCGCTACCCAGAGGTCGACCCGGACTTCGTGTATGACGTTCTGCTCCGTCGCGGTGTCTTCAAGTGGCTAGCTGTTCGGCGAGACCTGATCAAGCTGAAGCTGGAGTGGCAAGGTCAGGTCAGGACCATTCAGCTCGCCCTGCGCGCTTTCAAGCTCATGGACCGGATGAAGGAAGAGCACGCGACGAACTTCAAGGAGCGTCGGCTGATGCACAAGCTGCGAGGTCGGCTGTCGCGCCTCGAAGAATGCCGCAAGCAGCTCAAGGACCTCTGTCACAGCTCGCGTCGCCAGGCTCCCGACCACGACTTCGAGGCGCAGCGATGGCTCAAGCGACAGTTCATCTCAGCACGCGCCGGTCACGGCAAAGGGAGGGTAAAGTGACTTTCTACGGCCTGTTCTAGTGATAAGATAAGTAGGGAGGAAGGACATGACACCAGCCGCGGCAGTGCTGCATCTGCTGGAGCGGGGAGCTGACCTGCGTCCCTTGCGCGATGGCAAAATCTCAATCAAGTCTGAATCGGGGACGATGACCGAAGAGTTGCGCAAGCTTCTTAAGGACAACAAACCTCTTATCCGGGAGCTGCTTGCGCAGCGCGCGCTCTACCAGGCAGCTCTCTTCAAGCTGTTCTGGGAGATGGCATCGAACTCCCGGACCTGCAAGAAGGTTCAGAAAGCGACTTACCAGGACCACCTCTGGTATGTCGATTGCCTTGGTCCTGCGCTGGCCAAGCATGTCTATTGCGCAACGGTTCGAGACTTCAGTGACCAGACGGGTGTCTGTATGTGGTGTCTGGAAGGTCGCGAGCATGAAGACGGGGGAGACCCAGCATGACGGCAAGAGAGTTAGTTCTGGGGTGGATGGATAGCAATGGCATCACAGCCGGTTGCGCACTGAATGACCAGATACTACCGATCGAGGTAGATGACTTGGTCAAGCGTCTTGAGGCGTGGCCATTCGATGCGCTGATCGAATCGACCAGGCTCAAGCTGGAGGCTGCGAAGATCGAGGCAGCCAAGATTCCTGAGATGACGATGGACCTGCTTTCCCTCGAACGCACTCGACGCCTGCTGCTCGAGGCGGAAGTCAGAGCAGCGACGATATGATCGGCGCCGGATCAGATATTACGCTCAGACCGACACGCAAGCAGAGCAAAGAGACAGTCGCCGGTCTGATCGAGGATCGTCGGCGAGCCTTTGCAGCGCTGAATGAGACTCCTAGAACTCTTAACGAAGTGGCATCGAAGGCTGGTGTACCAGCTTCGAGATTGGCGCGTCTGCTACGAGACCTCGTTCGGGTGCCAGCGTATGGCGTTCGGTACCATCCTCCACCAATGAAGAACCAGAAAGGACGGTGGTCTAGGTCATGATCACAGATCAGGACATTCACAATGCGCTGGCTGCGCAGGGTGCTTGCCGGTCTAACCGAGAGGTGCGGGCTGTTCGATTACTGTTGAACGGACTCAATTCAGGCAACGTTTTTCAACAGGACGACTTCACGCTGCATTCTGGCAGCAAGTCATTCTGGAAGCTGAATTGCGATGCCTTCATCGATCAGGACTGGGCTACGTTGGCTCGCATCATCGGCAGACGCCTCGCCTTCCAAGCTGTTGAGGGAGTACCCCGCGGAGGCCTTCGGCTGGCAGAGCAGCTTGAGCGCTACCGCCGATCTGAAGGCGGTTTGCTTATCGTCGATGATGTCTTGACGACCGGCGCCAGCATGGAACAACAGCGCGCTGGCCGGGAAGCCAAAGGGATTGTTGTGTTTGCACGTGGTCAGGTACCTGCCTGGGTCACTCCGATGTGGTCTCTACACGGTTTCTTCGCCTAGACGGTGATATAACCAGGCATGGGTATCGACAGCCTGCATCCGATCATTGAGATCAACGGCCAGGACGTTCTCCTCTGCGCTGTCAAACACCCCGACCGCCGTCTCATGGCAGCGCCTCGAGTAACCTTTGATCGGGAGTGGGATGTCTTCAAGATCACATGTAGCGAATGCGGCGAACACCTCCCAGCAATGTACGAGGAGAGGTAGAGCCTTATGGATAGGGTCGTCAAAATCTGGATCGAGAAGACGAAGGAGCAGGAGCTTTTTGCACCAGACATGCTCGAGACCATTGTGAAGGCTCTGAAGGCTGGTCAGCAAGCCGGCGTCCAGCTCTCTCATCCCCGAGCCAAGCGACTGGCAGCGAAGGCGCTGCGCTGCGCCATGCGCAAACGCGGTATTGACTCCATTGCGATCAGAGGAAAGAGGGGAACTGCGAAGCTGTTCATCTGGGTTCCCTCAACGACCAGACCGGCAGCCCGAGGACCTCGGAAGACGGCAGCGCATCGGACTTCTGGAGAGCTGCGAGATCATATTGCAGAGCTCGCCAATCAGTGGGTCGAAAGTAGTCGCGAGCTTCAAGAAGGACATTGATCATGCGACTGAAAGAGATCGTCATCGCGGTTGTGGTAATCACCACGTTCATCATAGGAGGGTATATCTGCCAGGCAGTCTCGACGACCAAGTCGAACCTGGCACCAGCGCTTCAGCTCTGTAGGGGGAACGAAGTATGTCGGTGAAGCGACGTCGTGTGAAGAGATCTCATCGGGGTGTAGCTCAGTCTGGCAGAGCGCCCGCTTTGGGAGCGGGAGGTCGCAGGTCCGAATCCTGTCACCCCGACCACATCTCAGTTCGTTATGGGAACAGCACCTGGGAAGGTCGGTGCCAGGCTTGTGGAACTGACACCCCGATCATGAGGATCATTGAGCTGGGTCCAAAACAGCTCATCAATGCAGGTCCGGCTGTGTATCGGTTGTGCCAAGAGGCTTAAGAGCTTACTGTGATGATCCCATTCGCAGAGCCAGTCTTTCCTATCGGACCCGATGCCATGGCCATGGCCTACCGCGCCTTCGATCACTGGCTCAAGCACGAGCACACCTCCTGTCAGCATGACAGCGTCCTCGACTGCGTCGAAGAGTACGGACGAGTCAATCACCTGTGAGCGGTGCGGTCACGTCATGACCGGCCGCCATTGTAAGATCGTCTGTCCCAACTGCGGCTATATGAGAGACTGCTCGGACCCATGATATAACTTAGGGAGGGGAGCCATCATGAGAAAGGTTCTCGGGCTTGTAGGGATCGGATTGCTCGGGCTCGCCATCGTGCTCGCATTGGGTCAGGGTATTCATTTCTTCCTCTACAAAGTTTTCTCTCCGAAGTACGAGCAGGTCAGGCACGACACCTTCAAGCAGTCGCAGGCCTACAACGACGGTATGATCCAGGAACTCCAGGCCATGCGTCTTGACTACGTCAAAGCCTCACCGGCGCACAAGGAGGCGCTGACTAGCATCATGCTACATCGAACGGCGCATTACGATCTCGACCGTCTGCCGCCGGACCTGCGCGCCTTCGTTGCCGACCTGCGCAACGTTCGGGTTCTGTCCGACCCGGACGAGTACGAGGCGAAGCCGGCGAAATCAAGATAAGCACACAATCTGAGGAGGGAAGCCATGATGAAGCGATGGTTGTGCATCGGAGTCCTGTTTCTGGTGCTGGCTGGTTGCACGGAATATCAACCTACCAGTGACCAGACACAGCAACGACAGCAGGAACGCGCGCTGTCTGAAGGCTCCTCCAAAGTCGGCATGCCCGCAATCAAGAATTTCCGTGAGCGCAAGCTGCTCAAAGACATTCTCGAGATGCGAGACCAGACAGGCTTGACCACCTATACCTACACCTTCGCTGAACTGTCGGGAAGGTTGGTTTTCTTGTGCGACTCGATCGGGTACCCGATTCCCTACTCGACCCAGTTCACCAACCCCCAGAAGATCGAGGACTATCGTGCCAATGTCGGCTATGCGATCCTACCGCAGGCCGATCCGAACGGATTGTTCTCGCCAGGTACAGCTGAGGGAAGCTGGGTCATGTGCAAAGATCCAAATGGCAAGGACGTCCGACCGGTCTATTCCGAGCCTCGTCTGGTCACGTCACAGTTCAAGCTCCAGTGACTGATATCTACCGCAGTTGGCTTAAGCTGATCGAGGCCAAGCGTTACCTCGAGGCGGCTCGGCTAGCTGCGGTAGAGCGTCCCGATCTATTCAACCACGTCAAGACCCTCGATGAGATCCGGAGGCTAGCGTCATGAAGCGGAGCTGGGTCGAGCCTGTCATCGAAGAGACCATTCGTGAGTTCGGATCCCTGCGGCGGATCAATTCACAGGTTCTCGCGGCGCGAATAGAAGTCGTGGCACGCCTACGCTGTCAGGTAGCGATTCGGCATGACCGTCGCAGGTCGGTGGTGTTCGCGACCTTTATTGGTGCAGGTGTGGGGGTCGTCTCGGGAATCATGACATGGTTAGTGCTGTAGACCTGACTCAGCTCGGCAAGCACTTCATTGGTTTGTGGTGCTTCCGCGCGTATAGCAAGCCTCGGACCTATGCCGTTACTCTCAATATCCGGGGATGCTATTATGATACTGACCCTCAAGTGACTCCTGTCGAGGCTGTTCGGGTAGCACAGCGGGTGCTCTGGCGAGCAACGGTATTGACCAGAGCCAAGCGAGGACGACATGGACGACTCACCGATCGTCGCCAGGTCCTACTGCCCCGGGTGCGAACCCGACGCTGACCCATTCACTGAAATCCTCGAGGTGCGTTACTGCGAATCTCACGCACCAGCTAGATCCGGATCGGATGATATAAGAGTTGGGGAGGGGAACTACATGTCCGGTGGTGCTGAGGCCGGAGGCGAGACGAACCGAAGGTGGTGCGAAGCTATTCATGGACCAGCCCGCAAGAGACGAAGGAGGAAACGATGAAGCGTATGCTCGGAGCCATTGCATCGCTCATGCGCATCAAGGACGACCGCAAGCCAATGCTGTCCTTGTCTCAACTCTTCGGCAAGAAGAAGGAAGATAACCGAGACCAGTCCTGGCTCGATCGCGGTACGACACTAACTCGGTACCGTCGGCTTCGTCGGTCGCGCCTGGCGATGCAGAAGCGTTCGCGCCGTATCAACGGACACCGACGAATCGCGCAGCTATGAGATCCATTGCGCTCGCCATTGCTGCCGCTGCCTTCGTGTGGTCAGGTGTATACCTGATCATCCACGACTGGCAGTGGACGGGATTCGGAGCAATCTGTTTCGCGGTGTTCTTCGTCTTTCAAATCGACGACGATGACGACGATGACTGACAGCCTGATCCAGAGCAAGGCCGAGCAGGACGGGAAGACGAGCTGCGCATGCTCTGGCATTTCGAAGCAACAACTCTAACCGGAGAACAGGCGCCACGTCGTGGCGCGCTTGCTCGAGCTGGGTGAGAAAGGTAGCGGACTAAACCGACCTACGGCATAATAACCCCGTTCCTGAAGGAGGCCGCCATGCGACGGTCAATTTTCGACACGAGCGAGGAGGCCGGTAGCACGGGCTGCTGCCCGTTTCCCCAGGAGTCCAGCCACCAACACAATCGACCCTGCCGTTGCCGAAAAGGGAGACGCCATCGGTGAAGGCAAAAGTCAACAAGGGTGGTCGGGTCCAGTGGAGCCAGACGCCGGGCTTCACCGAGTGGTTCAAGAAGCACGCGCCGGATCTAACTGATCGTGAGCTGTGTGACGAGCTGAACAAACGCTATAAGACTGACCTGAAGCGCTCGGCCATTCATTCCATGCGCGCTTCGTACGGTGTCTTCCAGACAGCCGAGACCAGGCAGCGCGCCTACGAGCACCGATCCACTGCTATGATCTCGGGAGCAAATGTCGAGTCGCGGACCAAGGCTATGGAGAGGGTCATCGCGGCAAAGCGCCTCCGCGAGCTGGAACGCCATAGTACCCTCTATGACATCCTGGGTGAGAGAATTCTCAAAGCCATTGAACACCTCGAACCGCCCGCACCGGCGAAATCCGTCCAGGTTGCCTCGACTCGTCCGCTAGACAACGAGGAAGCCGTGCTGCTGATCAGCGACGTTCAGATGGGTACGAAGATCGACCTACGCGACTCGGGAGGACTTGGAGCCTTCAACGCGCGCATCCTTCAGCGCGAGGTCACCTACCTGCAAGAAACGGTGACATCAATTCTGACCCGATACCATCCCAACGTCCGCAAGCTGCACATCTTCTACATTGGTGACATGGTCGAGGGCGAGACCATCTTCCCCGGTCAGCTTCGGTCGATCGACATGAACCTAGTCCAGCAAGTCCTGTTCGGATGGGACGCCTTCGCGCAGTTCACAGCACACTTCGCTGGCTTTCTCGAGCAGGTCGATTGTTGGGGAGTCATTGGCAATCACGGACGGCTTGGCAAGAAAGGAGAGCACAGTCCTCTCTCCAATTTTGATTACCTGCTCTATAAGATGATGGCAGACCGACACAAGACGATCCCAAATATCCGTTGGACTATCCCTGAGACATGGTGGGCGGTCGCCGATGTCCTGGGTTGGAAGTGGCTCCTGGTCCATGGCGATGACGCCGGTCAGGGCTGGGCTGGTATTCCCTTCTACGCTTTCATTCGTCACAAGCAGCGCTATCGCGAGCTGCTTCGCGCGCTCAAGAACCAGTTCTCCGACTTCGATTACATGGCAGCAGGGCACATCAGTCAGATAGCCCACTTCAATGAGATATGGATCAACGGGTCCTGGCCGGGTGGTACGGAGTTTAGTCTCAAGCGCCTCCAGCTCGGCGACCTTCCGGCGCAGTGGCTTATCGGGGTACATGAGAAGTATGGAACGACCTGGGCACGACCTATCAAGCTGCGACCTCCCGGAGGCTTCAAGGTGGGTTAGAATGGTTGACGTGGTCGGTTCAGCCCTTCTCGAGGCGTGCAAAGAGTCAGGCTCAGTTCGCGTCTGGCGAGACGGCAATCTGTGGCATGCGACCGTCCTTTTCCAATCACCTGATGGTGAGCGAGCATTCGCGCTGCATGGCGTCGAAGTTATGGCAGAAGATGACTTCGAGACAGCCATCTCCAACGCATTGACTTACGCAGTGAGCAAGCTGCGCAAGGTCAGACTGACCGAAGCACGACGAGGGCGCCATGGCTGATGTCAGCTCTCCGAAAGTCTCGATGCCGGTTGCATGGGGGATCCTTCTACCTGACCCCATCGTCGCGACAACCAAGCAACGGCCTGTCGTGACCAACACCACGAGGAAGAGATGACCACAACTCCTGTCGTCGAAGGCTGGACGAAGACGCTTGAGTATGAGCTGCGCGGCGACGGAGCGCCCGTCGCCATCACTGGTCAGACTGTTGAATTGCTGCTCACTGACAAGGATAGTCAGACCGTCAGCACGACAGGTAAGGTGGTCAATCAGGACGACGGCTCGTCAGCAAACAAGGGCTTCGTCGGATATAACCCAGCATCGGGGGATTTGTTAGCGGTCAAATCTCCGTATTCGATGCGCTGGAAGCTGACCGACCTGGCTGGCAAGATCGCCTTCTGGCCGTCCGGACCAAACCGCGACGTTCTCACCGTCAGCTCTGCGTGAGCTACGGTCGGTGCATCAAAACCGAGCACGCCGGTGCCAAGAATGGCGGAGGCTACTGGGGTCCTCGTATCGATGCCAAGAAGCGCAGTCGCAAGGCTCGCAGACAAAACGACAAGAGGGAGGTTAACCATGATCGAGAAGGCGTCCGACCACAAGCTGAAGGGTCCTTTGGATCTCAGTAACGAGCTTTGGCGGTCGTACGAATGGATTGCAGACGATGCTGGACACTTGCGAGTGCATACCGTTCAGACACCCATGAAGCTATGGTACCGCGAGGGTAGTACCACACACCGCGTACAGGACGATATGGGGATCGTGCACTGCGTTCCAGCACCGGGAGTTATGGGTTGCGTCCTTCGTTGGAAAGGGAAGAAAGACAGCGATCCTGTGCAGTTCTGAGACGAGAGAGGAAAGAGCTGTGGTAACCTTAAGGCCGATCGTTTTTGATATCGATGGAGTTCTTGCTGACTTCGTTTGCGGCTTCATCCGCCTTGCCGAAGGCATCCTAAAACACCAGGTCAAGCAAAAGACACACGACACATGCTGGAATGACTTCGGATTGACGGACAGTGAGATTGATCTGGTTTGGGTCGAGGTCAAGAAGCAGGAACGTCTTTTCTGGCGTTACCTCCCAGCGCTGGCAAACACCAAAGACTTCGCAGAGCTGCGGTGTTTGAACGACCAAAGGGAAATCTACTTCGTGACGAACCGAGTGGGGGAGAAGGCAAAGCTTCAGACAGAACAATGGCTCGCATCCTACGGCATACCGAAACCCACCGTCATTCTCAGCAACAAGAAGGTCGACATCGCCAACGCCGTAGGCGCGTCTCACATCATTGAAGACAAGCTAGAAAATGTCCTCAACGGCGCCTGTTATGGCATCAAATGCTATCTCATCGATCGACCATACAACCAGACCGACCTTCCAATTCCCCGCGTGAAGACGCTCTCGCAGTTCTTCGAAGCTGTTCGGGAGGGTCGGTAATGCTTCGAAGGTCCGTTGGTGTGTCATGCTGATCGGCTTGCACGGTATTATCGAATCAGGCAAGGACGCAGTTGCAAGTCACCTTAGTAGCAAATACGGCTTCAGAGTCTTGCGTTTCGCTGGAGCGTTGAAGCTGGAAGTTGCGACCCGACTTCGTGCGACGTGCAAGGAAATCACTATAGCTGATGAATTGGCTGGTAGTCTTCCGAATCTACCAATAGCGCTTCAGCTCCCTCAATCTCAACCGAACATAGAAGAATGGTGGGACCGAAGGCTGGATTACGTCATGAACGTCGAGCGCTCACCCATTATGCGCCGACTGCTCCAGGAGTACGGGACCGAGGTCCGACGTCGTGATGACACTGACTATTGGATCAAGCAATGGTCGAACGACTACGCTCAGCTCATGAAGCAATCCTTCAATGTCGTTGTGTCTGACACGCGCTTCATCAACGAAGCCTTCACTATCCGTCGGTTCAATGGTAAGCTGGTTAAGATTCTGCGGCAGAACCAAACCGCGAAGTATAATGACCATGCATCCGAGCACGGTCTTGATGCGTGGGAGTCGTGGGACCGTGTTTTAATGAACGACGGTTCGCTTGACGACCTGTTCAAGCTGGTCGACCATATGATGGGAGGATGGCATGGCGCGCCGCCGTAAGACCGAGAAGGCTGCCGACCACACGCGCGGCATGCTCGCCTATGTCGTCAAGCAAGGCGGGACCAATCAGCTTCGCTCCAATCAGATCAGAGACCCATTCGCATCGTTCTATACGCAGGGTCTTGCCCTCGAACCACCTCTTGCTCCTGAGCGTCTTCTCCAGCTCCTGGAAGAGAACAGCATTCATGCGGCAGCCATCATGACCAAAGCTGACGATGCCGCTGGCCGCGGTTATGACTTCGTCGCACCTGAAAATGTCAACCAGGCACCAACACCTCGCGAACCTGACCAGGTCTTTGAGCCAATCGCAGTCCCCTCCAATGGTAATGGCTCAGCTATGTTCGAACCGATCCAACAGCGCCGCAAGTATGGCGCTCTGCGCGCTCGCATTCGCAAGGAAGACGGCGTCCAGGTCGCCGGTCAGGTCGACCAACTTGACCCGACATTGCCGGCGCGTCTCAAGGAACAGCTCGAGGATCTGACACCGGACTATACCTTCAGCGAGATGCTGACGCAGGCTGCAACGGAATTGGAGAGCATTGGTTGGTCCTCGTGGGAAGTCGTGCGCAACCCCGACGGGACAATCGGAGCGATGTATCCTCTCCCAGCGCATACGCTGCGAGCAACCATTGACGATGAGGTCTGGCTCCAGGTCCGTGCTGGTAGAATTCGATACTTCAAAGTATTCGGTAGCCAGAAGCGCATACACTCTGTGAACGGTAAGGAATACGGACCTCTTGAAGTCCCGCAAGACCCAGCTCACATTGCGACCGAACTCATTCTGTTCAAGACCTATTCACCCCGTTCCCAGTGGTACGGCATCCCGCGCTGGGTGTCGGCTATTCCGACCATTGCCGAGCTGACGGCTATCCGGGAGTTCAACGTCTCATGGTTCTCATCGGGCGGGCAGACTGACCGTTCAATTCACGTCAATGCAGCAGAAGCCTCAGCGGCTCAGCGCATTGCTGAAGAGATCAGACAGCAGCTCGAAGCCAATCGAGGACTGGGTCACACGACACTAGTCACGTCTGGATCGCCTGACGTCACTGTGAATGTAGTTCAGCTAACGCAGCAGCTCCGGGACGGCCACTTCCGCTTCCGCAGGACGGACCTCATCAAGGAAGTTCTAATCGTTCATAACGTTCCTCCCTACCGTGTCGGATGGGCGGAACTGGGATCGCTCGGTGGATCAGCAGCAAAGGAAATGCTCGAGGCATACCAGATCGGATCGGTCAAGCCACTACAACGGGTCATCGAGGATCGCGTCAAGATGACTTTGTTCAACCCCGACAAGGGAGGCATCGATACTGGGGGCTACCAGTTCAAGCTTGCGGAGATCGACCTGACGCAGATGGAGCAGGACCTCGATCGCGCTTCCCGCGGTGTGTCTGGTGGATTCGTTACCCCAAACCAAGCTCGAGAGATGGTCGGCGAGGATAAAGTCAACGACCGACCGGAACTTGACGTCTATTACTTCAACGGCCAACGATTGCGGGGAGGAGTCGAGCAGCTCGGCGCGCTCATTCGGGCTGGCTTCGACCCAGCCGAGTCGCTTGCTGCGGTGGGGTTACCACCGATCAAGCATCTGGGTATCCCACCAATCACCGTTCAGCCTTTGGAAGGCGGTGGTCTACCCGGTTTCGGCGCTGCCGCGGCTGTTGACCCCCGTCAGCAGATGCTCGAAGACCTGGTCGAGGCGCTACGAACAGGCCTCGAAGACCCCTTGCCGGCTGAAGAGCTGGTCAAGCGAGCGACTGAACCTATCGTGACCAGTGTCGGCAAGCTCGCCGAAGCTGTGGCAAGTCAGGAACCGCCTGTTGTGCATGTTCATATTCCCGAAGCCAAGAAGGCAACGATGGTTCGGGAGGTCGTACGAGACGACCAGGGGCGCATCATCCAAACCGTCGACACCGAAGTACCACAGGAGTAAAACAGCCATGGCTCAGCATGTCGTCGTCGAGAAGAGGACGCCAGGAGGAACCGAGGGACCGCTTCCAGGCGGCAAGGGTCCGGTGAAGACCGGTGTTGCGACGCCGGCAGCCGAGCAGTTTCCTGAATCCAGCATGCCGCGCACCAAGACACTGCCTCCTGAGGTCGAGCCGTCACAGACATACGAAGAGCCCGACAAGGCACCAAAGTCAGTCTGGGATCTCAAAAGAGATCGTTTCCTTGACAGTCTGCTCAGCAAGGACGCGGGGGAGGCAACCAAGATCGAGCGCCTGGATTTCTCGAAGCAGCAAGCACCGTTGGTCGTCCAGACGCTTATCTTCCCGAAGGATCGCTTCACGCGCGAGGAAGCCGTCGCATGGGCGCAGCGTAACGATCGTAAGTCTGACTCGGTCGACGAGACTGAGGACTCTTTCCGGTTGCGACAGATGGACCCAGACCGCTGTGCGCAGGGTAGTGAGAGGACCTTCGATATTCCGGGTGGAGACGGTGTCAAGGCGGTCGGCTGTCACGAGCGGGAGTAAAACCAAATGGCCAGGCTGGCAAAGGCCGTAGAGCGTCAGGTCCTCAAACTGCTCTTGAGCCAGCCTTTGGTTGTGCGTTTGACGCATGCTGGTCAGGAGGTCAAGGGCTTCGGCTATCGACCCCATGTCGTCGAATCAAGCGTTTGGCAGATCATCGATGACATAGCGACCTGCGGTCGTCTGTCCTGGCGTTTCGATGGTCCGTTGGGTTCGGTCAGCGGCTATTCAGTCGAACAGAAGGACGGGACTGTCCTCTGGTCAGAACCTTTCAAGTCCAGCAAGCCAGTCGACATCCAGAATCAAGGAGACATCCTCAGCTTCGAACCTGCTGTGAGAATTGAGGGAGCAGTCTGATGCCGGGTATCCCGATCGGGGTCCGCATTGCATACGAGGACGGTTCGGTGGTACGTCTGGATCCGAAAACTCTAGGCGCATGGGAATTATCCCGCGCTACAGGAATTCAGTGCGTGACCGTCTATTTCGACGCAACCTATAAGATTTGGCAGCAAGACGGCTACGATGAGCAGGGTAAGGCGATCAACCAGCGACTGGAGACCGAGAACTACATTCACATGTTCCACGGGACTCGCGGAGGTGAGATCGAACTCGGCACGGGAGCTGTCACTCAGCGCGAAGGGGCTCCCTGCGATTACTACTGGCTCGATCTGGCGAGAGGCAAGATCGGCGCGGGCATACTGACGGACGTCCCGGAAGGTCTCAGGGCCGGTCTCATCAAGACCGTCACATTGCTGCCTGACGACTCCTACTACACGATCATGAACGCGGCGCACCAGGAGCGGAAATGGACATAGTCTAATGGCGCTTCAGTTCAAGCAAGGTACGTTCACGGCACCAGCGTCGCCAGGAGTAGTCACGGTTACACCTGGCTTCCAAGCCAAAGTCATTATTGTGTTCGGAGGTACTTTAACGGCTGGAGGAATCGGCGTTGATTCTCCTCTCTTCTTTGGTATGGCTAGTTCTACATCGGTTAGCGAGCAACATTGTATGAGCAGCAACAACGACGACAATGTGGCAACGACCGATAACGTTACCGCACTTAGCTCCTCCGCTATTTTATTTGTGAATACCCCTGTCTTTAATTATCCAAGTTCCTTAATGCTCGTCGCTAGTATCTCCGCAATAGGATCGACCACATTCGATGTGGATTTCAGTACCACGACGTCTGGAGTCATCATTCATTATATCGCTTTAGGCGGTGCTGACTTAACCGATGCAAAAGTTATGAGCTTTCCATTTCCAATTGTGACAGGCAATTTTGACGTGGTGGGTGCTGGGTTTACGCCCGACGCTGCCATTTTTTTGGGGGGTACTCTTGGCGGTGGTGGAGTCCTTACCTCTAATGTGCGCTGGGGTGTTGGCGCAGCAAAAAGTTCCTCCGTAAGATGGGCGACAAGTATTAATGCTGTTGATGGTGCAACTATGACCGGCACCATGAACTTTATTAGGCGCCAGAGGACCGACAGATGTCTGACATGTCTGACCGACGACACCACTCTTTTGTTTGACGCTGACTTTGTCAATTTCACCTCAGACGGTTGTACCCTTAACGCGTTGACATCTCCTGGCTCCACAAAGGAATGCCAAGTCCTATTCCTTAAAGGCGGTCAATACGCAGTAGGTGCGTCCGCCGCTTGCACTACCAGTAACTGCAATCAAGACGTCAGTGTAGGTTTTACGCCGGTAGGAATTGTTCTAGTCGCCACAGGCCAAATAGCTAATACCAACGTTAGAGATCTAGACTGCAACCTTCACTTTGGCGGTGGCGACGGAACCAACGAAGGAACAAGTGGCATATCTGGTGACGACGCAGCCCTGAACACACGATGCGACCAAACGACCGTAACGACCAAAGCTATCCGCCTCCTTACCGCTGCCAATCCAGCTACTGTGGATGGCGAAGCCGACCACAGTTTGACGGCTGTTGCTAACTCATTTCGCCTGACATGGACCAATCCTCCGGCAGCGGCATCTCAAATCTGTTATGTCGCGTTTGGTGATGCCGTTGCGGCAGGACAGCCAACACACCGCCGTTGGGAGGGAGTTCCCCACATGGCACTCAAGGGCCTGAGTCGACAAGGTATAAGGGCTGCGTAATGGCCGCATCGTCCGGCGACGCCCATCCATATCCGATTTACAATGCGCGCTATAGGGTCGTGTTCCCGATCCTTGATGCAGACGGCGATCTCGTGACCGGGGCAGCCAGTCTGGATTCTGAATTAAGTCAAAATCAGGGCGCCTTTGCTGATGCAACGAACGAGGCGACTGAGCTAGCAACATCGAGCGGAATGTACTACCTGGACTTGATTGCAGGCGAACTTGATACGAAGTCGACGGCGATCATTGTCAAGACATCGACATCCGGCGCCAAGACAACGCCGATGGTGCTGTATCCAAAGCGTCTTCCGGCACTTCGCACTGGTACCGCTCAAGCAGGCGCTGCTACAACGATCACACTGAACTCAGAAGCTTCAGCCATTGACGACTTCTACAATGGTCTGATCGTCAATATCACCAACAATTCACCTGCCAATGCGCAGGGGCAGGCGCGTGTTATTACTGATTATGTTGGCTCGACGAAAGTAGCAACGGTCGAAGCTGCGTGGGGAACAAATCCTTCCAGCGCTTCGACATTTGAAATACTGGTTCCGGAGGGGCAGGACATAAAAGGGTGGGCCGGAGCCGCGGTGCTTGATCCAAATACCGGGGGTGAACCTCGGGTGCGGGTCAATTCGATGGCGGACGACACTGTTACGGCAGCAACAATTGCAACAGACGCCATTGGTTCGTCTGAGTTCTCCCAGGCCGCCGCGGACAAAGTGTGGTCTTCTGCGACACGTACTCTGACAGCGTTCAGCACTTCGTTAGCCGTATCCGTGTGGGATGTTCTTGAGTCTGCAATCTCTGTGGCATCCAGTATTGGTGTGAAAGTCAAGCGGCTAACATTTAATGGATCAGATGAAGTTGCTGCTGCTATTAACAACGCAGCGGCGTTAGCTCAAGCAGCTGCTGACAAGATCATTCAGGCTGCAAGTGGGACTGCGGACTCTGGCTCGACAACGACCATTGTCGATGCGGAACGAACCGAAGCGGACACAGACTACTGGAAAGATAGTTGGGTATTGATCACGTCTGGCTTAGTAGCAGGGCAGATCAGAAAGATCACAGCGTTCAATCCGTCAACGGATACTTTGACCGTAGATCCTGCATTCACACAGGCGATCGGAACTAATACGTATTTGATTCTAAGAACGGCAGGAGTGCCGGCAGCGGGTGCTGGAGCAACAGATTGGACGTCGGGAGAACGAGAACAGATTCGACATCGGCTTGGGATCGATGGCACGATGACTGCACCCGCAGTCACATCTCACCCTTCTCTGGGGACTCTGGCGAACGGAACGGCTGACAGCGGCTCGACGACGACGCTTGTTGATGCTGCCAGAACTGAAGCCGACACGGATTACTGGAAAGGCACGTGGCTGCTGTTCGTCAGCGGCTCATTGGCTGGGCAGGTCCGGCTGATCACCGCGTTCAATGCTGGGACAGATACGATCACGTTTGCTCCGGCAACAACACAAGCAGTCGGGACGCATGAGTACGAAATCATCCCGGCTGGAGCCGTGGACGTTCGGCTATGGAATGGTAGCGCTCCGAACGGGCTGATCAGCGGCAGGGTCGACGTTGATCTCCAGCGTTGGTTGAGCACGACACCGAACGCGCTCATCTCAGGACGTCTGGACGTTGACCTTCAGCGGTGGCTGAGTGCAACACCAAATACCCTGATCTCAGGACGAGTCGATGCCAATGCTCAGGTCGTAGGAGATAAGACGGGGTACAGTCTGACGACGGCTGAGGAAGACGCGATTGTAGATAAGGTATGGGATGAACTACGGAGCGGTCATGTAGTAGCGGGTAGCTTTGGGGAGGCGATCAGGAACTTAATCGAATCGGCTGTGGTGCGAAGAAATACCGCCGCTGCCGGTGCTGCCGGCTCGATTACATTGGACGCAGGAGCGAGTGCATCGGATGACTTCTACAACGATCAAGTAGTGGTGTTGGTGGGCGGCACTGGGGCTGGCCAAGCGAGGTTGGTCAGCGATTATGTGGGTTCGACGCAGTTAGCATCGGTGACACCGAACTGGATAACGAATCCAGATGGAACGACGATCTTCGCGCTACTGCCAAAGGGAAGAGTGGATCTGGCGTTGTGGCTCGGCGTAGCGGTGAACGCTTTGATCTCTGGACGGGTTGATGCCAATGCCCAGGTTGTAGGCGATAAGACCGGTTACAGTCTGGTCGCCAACGCAGTCGACGCGGCGCAGTTCACTCAGGCCGCTGCCGATAAAGTCTGGACGAGCACAACTCGGACTCTAACAGCGTTCTCGACGGGGCTGGCGGTGGCTGTGTGGGATGTACTAGAGTCGAATATCACAACAGCCAGCTCGATCGGAGTGAAAGTCAAGCGACTGACGTTCAACGGCGCCGACGAAGTAGCGGCTGCGATCAACAACGCGGCTGCGTTCGCACAGACGGCAGCAGACAAAGTGTGGACCTCAGCGACCAGAACCCTCACATCTCTAGGTGGTTCTCTGGTCCAAGAAATCTGGGACCGCGCGACGTCTCTGCTCACGACGGCGGGCAGCATCGGCAAGTTGATCGTTGACAATCTGAATGCGACGATCAGTTCGGTCAAGGCTCAGACCGATCAGCTAGCCTTCACCTCTGGTCGAGTCCACTCTGACATGAAAGCTGTGGATGGTTCGACGACGGAAGCGACGCAGCTCAAGCGCGCGTTGCAGGTCGAGTTCGCAGGTAGCGTGACGGGTTCAGCGACAGTCAACGGATTCGCAGACTCGACGCTGACCCAGGCTGACACCGACTTCTGGACCAAGCGTTTTGTGATCTTCTTGACGGGAAGCCAGAAGTATCAAGCTCGGGAAATCACTGCCTTTACTCCAGCGACCGACCTGATCACCGTCACGCCGGCATTCACGACAGCGCCAGCGGTCAGTGATCAATACATCATCGTCTAAGCCATGCCGACTCGCCTAGCTCCGCACGGAACACCATTCGGCGCTCCGGCTGGCGAAGTTACCATCCAAAGTGCCTCAACATCTATTCCTTTCGAGGCGCTTGCCACAATTCGAACTGGTACGTTGGTTCCCTTCGAGTCCGCGTCACAAGCACCTGTCCAAGCACCTTCGAAGGGTGGTCGGCCACTGCCAGGTCTGCTCAGGCCGGGTCGGCGCCGAAGGTTCGCCACGACGGTCAATCTTGGCCGTGTGGTCTGGCTGGTACCAGCGCTCGAGGCCTTGGCTGTCGAACCAATCTACGAACCGGCGCAGTGGGTACCTATCCCCGTCAGACCGGCGCCAGTTCGCAAGAAGGTCGAGAAGCCTCGACCCGTCAAGTATTACATCAAAAAGCAGACGGCGGTGGTGGCATGCGCATTCACTGGAGAAGCTCGAGGTCTGACTGCTGAGTTCTTCCCTGTTGCTGGCGCTGGTGTTCTGACTGGTCTGCGCTTCTGCAAGGGTATGGCTGGCGAGCCTATCGTCATTTCCGGTGCGTCGATGGTCAACAAGCTTGATGATGATGAGCTGCTGTTGCTCATGCGATGACACGTAGGAAATACCTTCGCGAAGTCCTGCTGCGAGTGCTTGATAAGTATGTCGTCTTCGTACCGATCGGTATTCCCGAAGACGACAAACCCGAGCAGCTCTACCTTCGCAAGGTCGCTGCGTCTCGAGCGCTCTGGCAACGCTACGTCAGAGGCCTTGTCGCACAGCGTTTCCGCGACGAGCGCTCAGCTGTTCTCGAGGCCATCAGCAAGGCAGACGAGCCGGAAGAGGTGGGGTCGCGTCTGGACCGGACCCTCCGGTCTGAACGGGAGAAGTGGGCAGACACGCTAACCAAGTCCTACGTGGAAGTTGGACGAGCTTTCGGACCGAAGACGCTCGCTGGTTTCCGGCGTGCTGGCTTCGTGCGTAAGGGACCTCAGGACCCCTGGAATGACGCCGTCAAGCGTTACTTGCGCCAATTTGGAGCTCAGAAGGTTGTAGACATCAGTGAGACGACACGCAAGAAGCTACGTGCTATTCTCGCACGAGGTGTTCATGAAGGAGATACGGTTAGAGAGATCGCCAACAGCATTGAGCAGCTCTACCTCGAGGAATTGATTCCAAACAGGTCTATGGTCATCGCGCGTACGGAGGTGCTTGCCGCGTCAAGCCTGGTTAACCAGGAGGCGGCGCGTGAAGTCGGAGAGGAGATGGATAAGTTCTGGTTGTCTGTTCTCGATGGTAGGGAGCGAGAAACGCATCGGGAAGCGCACCGTCAGCGTCGCGCATTGGATGAGGATTACGAAGTCGGAGGCGAAAAGCTAGCGTACCCGGGTGACCCGAAGGGGAGAGCCGAGAACATCATTCAGTGTCGCTGTACCGAAATCTACGAACCTCGAGGTAGACAGCGCGTGCTTGTCAAACCGGCTGGTAATGTCGAAGTCGAGCTGCCCAGAGCTGACCGGGTCGTCGAGGCGCCGACACCTCGCCCACCAAGTGGAGTAATATAGAGACCAAAGTTCCCGGCAAAGTGAGGAATATAGCTCATGTTCGTTCTCAAGCAAGTCAACAGCACCGGCGTCATGGTTGCGCTCATGCTACCTCCGGACGCAGCGGCGAAGCTGGCTCTGCCAGAGGGCGAACCACCTGAGGCGTTGCACATCACGCTCGCCTACATGGGCAAGGTCGATGCCTTCACACCCGATGCTTTGGAACTTATCAAGAAGGTCGTCACGAACTTCGTCGAGCAGTCGGCGCCTGTTAGTGGGGTCGTCTCAGGTGTCGGCGTCTTCAGTCAGAACGAAACCGATCGCGTGGTCTATGCCTCGTTCGACTCGCCAGGTCTGGGGGAGTTCCGTCACAACCTCGTCTCAGCCTTGCATTCGGCTGACCTACCTGTCTCGCACGAGCACAGCTTCACTCCCCATATCACCCTCGCCTATACGACTCGAGACGAACTCAATGCTGTACCGGACATCCCCCAGTTTCCAATTATTTTCCAATCAGTTACCTGCGTCAAGGGTCCAGACCGCGAGGACTATCCCCTCGCAGGGACGTCACGGTTCATGCAGCAGACAGTGAGGCTAGCGAAGCGCATTGTTCGGCGCGGGGACAAGTGGTGTGTGACGACCCAGGACGGCTCCCGCACCCTCGGCTGTCACGATACCAAGGAAGACGCTATTCGCCAGCTTGCGGCTGTCGAGGTCAACAAACGTCTCTCGCCGAAGAAGCAGAAGGAGTATGACGAGGAAACCGAGCGCATTCGCCAGAGCAAGAAGACCCCCGAGGCTATGGCGAAGCACAAGTTCGCGGCTGCTCAGTTCACTCATCCCAATATGCACCCTCGCTGCAAGATCTGCGGTGGTGAGGAGTCGATGTCTGGCTTCTGCAATGCACCGGAGCTGGACGAGCAGGTCAACGTCGAATTCTCCAAGTATCCAATCGACGGACCGATGTCCTTCGACGAACGTTTACGTCTGGCGCGCCAGGTCCTCAAGGCAACGCTGACATCGACCGACGTGCCAGCCAAGCCGCCACAGCAAGGCTGTCTGCCTCGAGACCCCCAGTGTCCAGACCGCTCCGGGAGGACTGCCATGGCTGCTCCCATCGACAAGGACTGGTTCGAGAAGTTCCACGACATCCTACCGCTGTCCGGTCAGCCTCTGGCCTTCGTCCTTCAGGCGCGCTTCAAGGGGCTCAAACCTGAGCAGATGAGCCAGTCCTTGTCGGATCTGGTCGAGGCAAAGTCGGAGATGTCCTTCGTCCTACGCTTCGCGTCGGACCGCATTGGTGGTTACTGGGGTTTCGAGGTGGAAGGCAATGCGCAGGCAGAGGCATGGCCTGCGACCGCGCCAGGAACGCTCAAGGCCATCGGTCCGATGAACTGGATGACAGCCAGCGACATTCCCGTATTCAAGACGGGTGACCGCTTCATCAAGGTCGATTCGGGAACGTACCAGCTCGTTGCCGCTGCTGCTGACGCTGTCGAGCTTCAGTTGAGCAGTCCTCTCATGTCCGGTAGGTACTTCTGGCGCCGGATCGGTGACGGCTGGCTGCTCGAGAAGGTCGGCGAAGACGCGCCGTCTCTGACGTCGGGAGACTTCGGCGACCTGGTCGCCAAGTCTGTCGAGGCCGGCTTCGAGCATATTGTCTGGCCGAAGAACATTGTGAAGATCAAGGAAGGCCACGAGGTCGTCTCGGTCGCTGAGGCCTCCGCGCAGCTCTCGCGTTACAAGGTCATCAAGGCAGCCGGTGAGCAGCGCTATACGCTGGGAGTCGCATATCCAGCGGCCGAGCTAGACCTGCACAAGGACTTCATGGACGCTGAGGACCTTGAGCGCACGGCGTGGGACGCCATGCGTCGCGGTGTCAAGATCGGTCTGATGCATCGCGCAGGGACCGGAGGCGCTGGTCAGGCGGTCGAGTCCTACATCTACCGAGGACCAGACTGGAAGGTTGATGATCAGATCGTGCGCTCCGGTGATTGGTTGCTCGGTGTCGTATGGGACGAGAATGCCTGGTCTGCCATCAAGTCAGGTCAGCTCAAGGGCTTCAGCTTGCAAGGGTGGGCGCGCAAGATCAAGAATGCAGCGGGTGAGGTCGTCATTGTAGGAGACTCATGACGGTCATAGAGATCAAGTGCCCGCGTTCTCGCTGTCAGCAACTTGTTCGTATTGAGCCCCAAGAGCCAGAAGCGCGCTGTCCTGGCTGCGGCAAGCTTCTGTTCAAGGTCTCAGAAGAAAAAGAGGTTGAAAAGTAAATAGCGCAGGTTTATAGTTTGAACAGCTCGAACGCCTCCGAGCGTCAGTGGGACAACCCAAGAGATGCTCAGGGAGGCGTTCATGCAGATCAAAGACCTCACGATTGATCGAGTCGACGCAGTCGACGCCCCTGCCACGGGACGACCATTTCTCCTGCTCAAGTCGGGTGACCCCGCAGAGGTCGCGAAGAACTTCGAAGATCTCTCCGGCATGGTCGCCGCGGCGCTGAAAGCGCTCCAGGAAGACAAAGTCTCCCTTCCGGCAAAGTCTGCCACGGCGCTGAACGGTGTGTCGAAGCTGCTCAACGGCGCGGACTTGTTTCAGCCGAAGGCTATGCATCCGGGGGAAGAGTGTCCTCCGGGTCAGCACATGGTCAACGGTCAGTGCGTTGCCAAAGAGCCCGCGGCCATGGCCAAGGAAGCCCCGACGGGTGACCAGTTCAAGGTCGACAACACCGGGGTGGTCACCCCCGCCACCGAGAAGCTGATGTACGAGACGGTGAAGAGCTTGCCTGAAGCCGTCGCCAAGTCGCTCGCGCCGCAGTTCGACGCGCTGACCGCGGTGCTGACCAAGCTCACCGAGCTGGCGACGCCGGCGAAGGCAGGTGACAAGCCACTGAAGTCGAACCAGGTCGGCGGGCAGGACCAGATCGTCAAGGCCGCGCCGAAGAAGATGGGTGAGGGATTGTTCGCGAACGTGCTGTTCGGGCAGACGGCGCAGTCGGGTCGGTAACCGGGACCCAGAATTAGCCCGGCGATCCCGGGCATACCGATCGAAGGAGGGATACGGACATGTTGCTCAACTGGCTCGAAAAAGCCACCTTCACCTCGTCCGATCTGTCGGGAGGTTCGAACGGTGGTCTGCTCTCGCCGGATCAGCTTCGGCAGTTCCTGCGGATCGCCATCGACGAATCGATTCTTTTGAAGGAGTCGAACAACGTCACCAGCAACGCAACGAAGTTCGAGGTGCCTCGCCTGACCTTCGCGGCTCGCATCATGCGCGCCGGGTCCGTCGTGGTCCAGGGTGTTCGCCTGGTCGACGCCGAGCGCGTGAAGCCGACTACGGGTCTGGTCACGCTGTCGACCGTGCTGCTCAAGGGTGAGGTGCCGATCTCCGATGAGGTCTTCGAAGACCAGGTTGAGATGGAAGGTCTGGCTGACACCATCATGACCATGATCGCGGAAGCGGTCGGTCGTGACGTCGAGGAGTTCGTCA